CCATATTAGACATATTATCATCTTCATTATTAACATCATCTGTAGGTCTGTAAGCAGCTCCTAATAATTCTTTTAGTACCATATCCACTAAATTAGGAATTAAAGGTGCCTCTAATGGAAATATAAAATCTAACTTAGCTTTTTGAGTAATTGCAGAATCTAAAGCATAAGCATCTAAAGGATTTTCAAATAAGGAGGTTAATAATACTCCTGTAGTTATAATATCCTCTGTGCCAGTACCAGTATATGTAGTATTGCCTGCTTTTATAAATAAATACCCATTATCTGCTCCTGTACCTGTAGCACAGTATATTATGTTTTTTAACCACTTATTACTTCCAATGAAATGTAATCTATCAAAGTTAATAAAAGTATATAATTTACCTGTTAAAAAGTTTCTTACTCTTGTAGTAGTTGAAGGTACACTGTTTACATTAATAATAGCAGGAACTATAAAAGTAGATTTTAAACATTGCCCAACATCTGGTCTTATATAATTATTTGTAGATGTTGGATATAAAGCCATAGGTAATTTTATAGTTTGAAAATTTATATCTGCTATATCTTTCCTTATATCAGAATATCTTTGTTTTAATAAAAACATTCTATATTGATGCATTAAATAAATTACATGCTCCTCTTCAAAATAACTTTGAGAGGTGTTTAATTTAATTAAATCTCTTATTATGAATACTACTTCTCTATATGTTGACATTTTTAATTACTTATTAATATATTTTTTGATTTTTTTAAAATTGATTTTCTACTTCTTGATAAAGATCCACATTCTACACATCTAAAATTTTCATATTTAGAAACTGGAGTATAATAGTAATAACCTGTACTTTCTAAATGAGTTCCTCCACAAGTAGGACATACAGGAGCAATAGAATCTATATATAAATTATAGTTTGGATGTCCTTTAATATAAGGTAATAATGTTAAATATACTTCTTCTAGTATTTCTACATCATGTTTATTATATTTTTCCATATATTTTAAAGATTTTTCATCCCCTTCCATACATTTACTCCATAATTCAAATCCTGTATGTAATTTAACAGGTATATGAAATAATTGAGCAAGAGCATCTAATTTATTAGAACTAAATCCAAAATGTTTAGCTGCAATTTCTTTAGTATCTATAACCTTATAATAAGAAGGTGGGTATAAACCATTTAAAATAAATCTACTATTACACTTTAAAATATCAAATCCTTTTGCATTGTGTGCAATTACTATATCTGCAGTATCAAATAGTTTCCACAACTCTTTAACTATTCTACTATCATCTTCTTTTAATACCTCTTTACCTGTTAATCTGTTAGATATTATTTCTTTAGAAAATAACCATTTTGCAGACCATGTTAGCATGAACCATTCTGAAATAGTTTGATCTAAATATATATTTTGTTTCCATCTACTCCAAATATAAGCTCTCATTGGTGCTGTTTCAACATCAAATATTAATATTTTAGGACCTTCTTTATGTATTAATTTTGTTTTAAGTGTTTTATTTTTAAAATTATCTCTTGCTTGTTTAAATAGTTCTATATCTATATTAAATCTTTTAGATACTGTGTAAGCTCCCATTTTTAGCAAATAAGGCTTTTCTCTCAAAAAAGCAATAATTTCTTCTAACTCATTCATAAATTTAAAATTTAATTTACGCAAATATAGTAAATTTTAAGTTACCTACAACTATAAAAGTAAAAAACTTAGGTAGTTATAGTGAAATAGTATAAAATAAAAAAGGAGATTGTTTCCAATCCCCTTATATTTATGAGTTTATAATTTATTAAGTAGTAGCAAGTGTTGCAATTGTAGTAGCTCCAGTAACTGTATTAATAGCTGTAATTATAGAATTTGCTAAAGTTACCTTGTCTGAAATTGCAGCTCCCACTGCTGGTACTACCAAAGTAATATTTTTTTCAGATCTTTGCATTTCTTCATTGTGCCCTACATAATAATAACTAATATCTATGTAGTTATATTCTAATGTAGAATCTACTAAATATATAGCTGCTATATTATTAGGATAACCAATATTTCTATAAATATCACCACGTTCACCTAAATAAAAGAATTCTCTATCTGCAGTTTTTTTACCATTGCCTATAAAGGTAGTAGGAGTTACTGCTGTGATAATAGCCCAAGATACATCACTACCTGAAAATAAAACTGTAGGAGAAGTAATTTTAAAATTAAGTGCATCAGAAGATTTAACACCTAATCTATAAGGTTGCTCAATTTCTTCTATAATAAGTCCAGTTAATCCTACAACTGCTGATTCAGTGGTAGCTACTGCATCTTGATACCATGTTTTTCCAACATAAGTAAAAATATGAGTACCATCTGTAGCAGAAAAAGATAGTACAGGAATAGCCATAGTTTTAAAGTTATCTACTAAATTTACCAACATTTCTTTATAAAAAGAAGATGCTGTCATTCCTGTAGTTGGAATTACTGCTCCAAATTTATAGAATTGATTCTCTGCAGAAGCAGACCCCCATTCATAAAAAGTAAATCTTAATTCATAGTTTTGTCCTACTACAGGAGCACCACTATTAACATTAGAATCTAATACCACAGTATTTTTAGAAAGTCCTCGATGTAATTTATCATATCTTGTAGCTTTGGCTGATAGAATATTACTAAGATTAATAAAATCAGTTCTTTCTACTCCATCTACACTTTGATATTGAAAAGTTAAACTATTGTCAGTAACATTAGGATCAATTGCTCCTACAGGAGTTGAAGAAGTAAAAGAACTTACTAATGATTTTGCAACATATAGTTGATTAGTTTGCGTTGTTGAAAATGCTGCCATTTTTTATTATTTTATTATTTTTATTATTTGTAAGATTTAAGAGCTATATCTACAGCTCTATTTAATATTTTTAAATGCAAAGATGAAAATAATTCACACTCTGTAATAGTAGATATACCATTTATACTAACATTATAAGAAGTTAATGTTTCTAAAATTATAGGTTTAGGTTCTCTAATGTATCGTAATATATAATTACTTAACTCAATAGAACTTATTAATTCTACTGTATATGCTTCATTACCACCTTCTAGTAAGTTTGAATCTACTCTTAAAACTCTATTTTCATTAGGTTTTCTAAATGGATTTCTTACTATAGAGTGATACTCATCATGTTTAATTGCTTTTACTTCTACATCTAATGAATCTATTTTATTACTTTCAACACTAGAAGATTTAAATTTAGCTGCTTCATATACAATATATAGTATGTCTTTATATCCTAAAGCTGCCAAATCAAAAACATAATCATAATAATTATCTGAGCCAGTCCATCCTGATACTATAGAATTACTATTAGGTAATATTGTGGACATATCTATTTTAACATTTTTAACTAACGTAGTTAAATATGTTCTTAACTCTGTATTACTTTCAAAAGATCCAAAACCTTCAGTATTTCCTGAGTATAAAGCCATAACAAGTTCTTCTTGTGCTCTGGTTAAAAATATAGATTTCTCATATTCATTTAATCCTGGAGCAGCATTAGAAGATATATTATTATAAAGTATATCAAATTCTATACTGAATTCTTTTGTAGTCATGCTTTAGTCTTTATTCTTTTTAAGTTTAGCTTCAAATGTAAGTTTTAACTGTTGATTCCTGGGTAAATTTATAAATATACTTGCAATATCTAAAGTAGGATCTTCTCCTACCAAACATAAGGGAGAATTATCCTCTGCATTATACAAGAAATCACCTCTCCTACGAATAATACCACTATCTACACATTCTCTTAACAATACTCTTGTAGACAATGTAGGATCTTCAGCTATTTTTACAAATAGTTTTGCATCTGCCAAAATAAACTTTTGAATCCTACTTTGTAAAAATTCAAGAGTGGTTGTAGTTGCTACAGGTCTACCTTCTAGAACTTCAACTATATAACGTAATGTTTCTTTTTCATCTTGTAGTTTACCTAAAAGCATGTAAGATTTCATAGAATAGTTAAGATCTTGTAAATTAGATTTATTAGAATCACCTTCTGAAACTACTACATATTGATAAGTCATTTTAGGTTTATCTTTTAATACAAAAATAGAAGGTGCTATAAAATCTTTATTAGCTAATAATACTTTGTATTTAATATAATCATCTGGAATATCCAAATTAAATAAATTATCACCTTTAGTTAACCTAACAGTATAATTTTCCCAATAATTATCATTTTTTAGATACACAGAAAGGGCATTTTTCTCTAATCCCATTATATCTTCTAAGTATGCTTTTTCTTGATTAGTAAGTACATTTACATAAGAACCACCAGATTCTAAAATAGGAACTGTAAAATATTTAATTGCATTCTCTGCCATTCCTCCATAAAAAATATGTTTAGGATTAGAAACCATTCCTGTTTCCCTTGGTAAAAACTTAACATTTACAATTTCATTTTTTAAACAAGATATTAGAATATCTGTTTTTACTTCTGTAATTTTCTTATTTAATTTTACTACTTTTTCTTCTGTACCTTCAATAGGAATTTTAATTTCATCTTTTGTAAAGTCTAAATCAATATCTAAATCTATACCTAAATTCTCTGTATCTTTTATTTTACTCATAATTACTTCTCCCCAAAGTTGTTAATAAATTAGTGTAGAATTTTTTTTTACTACACTAATTTAATTTATTTTAATTTATTTTTTTATTGCTATTAACGCAGTATTGAAGGTATAATACTAATAGTCCTGGTAGGATCTAGTATGAATATACCACCTGTCCACATTTTATGAATTACGGCTGAATCTTCATCAAAAGACATATTCATATTATTCAGTTGTCCTGTAAATGGATTTCTAAGTCCCCATTGATAACTACGTAATTCTGGATTACCTTTAATACGAGCTAGTTGTATATTAGGTTGGTCTGCATTTCCAATATATAAAATATCATAACGGTAAGATTCTGCTACACCACCTTCTGGATGAAGCACTTTATTACGGATAGGATCATCATATATAGGATCTACTTCAACTTTAATTGTAACACCATTAGGTGCTCTAAACTCAGTAAATTGGAATCCTGCACTTAAAGAAGAGGAATGTAAATTAGATTGTGTTTTCTTGATAATATCCAACCCTTGAATATTAAGTTGAAAAGCTGTCCATCCTGATACTATATTAAGAACTGCTTTACTAAATTGAGCAGCACCACGTTCACCTGTTTTAAGAATAAATAAACGATCATCTAAAGCTAATTTAGATGCACTTAATTGATAAAGAGCATCTTCAATAAGTTTTAGATTGAATTTATTGTAATATAAAGTATTGGCAACTTCCATTTGCTCACGCAAACCTGCCCCCATCTTAATAACATTACCACTTTTACCAAAGTTAAGATATTCACCATTCTTGTTTCTATTTGAACGTCCATAAGCAATCAAGTTATTTTTTTCTTCTGCAAATGTATTTTCTACCTGATAATCAACATGATGCATCCATAATGTTTGAGTCTGTTTATTACCTCCATTATCTACAAATGGAATACCTACTGCAAGTTTTCTATTAAGCATACTACCTGGTACTTTATGCTTAATACGAATTTGTGACCATTCATTTCTCATTGCTACAGGAGATGTAAACCTTACATCACCTACACCTCTTGATAATTCACGTTCTACTGGAGAGTATTCAACACTAAAACGTTTATTAGCAAGTAACTCTTCTGAAGGTATACCAGAAGTAACACCTCCCATGAGTTCTACTTTATAAACAGTGTTACTACCTTCTTGTTTACCTTCTCCAAGTAATCGTATAGGATAAAGTTCATTTTTTTCTCCTACAATAACATTACCATCTGCAAACCAATCTTCTGCAAAAACAAGATAGAAAATATCACCATTAACTCCTGCATTACTAGATGCTGATGTTATCACAGTGTTACTAGAATCTCTTGCTTCTACCAAAGGAATATTACGTCTACTAGATCCAATTACATCCCATGTGTAATCATCATCTGTATCAAATTCTTTAACTGGGAACTGACTTAAATATGTTTCAAGACTTTTACCTCTTGATGTAGCAAGCAACTGTACCATAAGATTAGTTGCCTTTTGTGGTTGAGCTTGAAATATTGCTCCCAAGTGGTTTGTTTTAGTTAACCCTTTCCATGAGGTAAAACCAGTTGTTTGAAATTTTGATAATTGTGCCATTTATTAATTTTAAGTTATGTTTAAACATCTAATTGTAATCCTATATTCTTTTCTGTATCATCTGTATTTCCCATGTAATTTATAGACCCATCTGAAGTTATAGATGAAGAATTAAGTACATGTTCTATTTCTTTTATATTTTTTCTTGATTGTCTTTGAATTTCTCCTTTTACAAGACCATCTAAATTTTTAAAACCATCAGTAAGAGTAAAAATTAATCCTAATTTATATTGATAATCTACAGGATCTTCTTGAAATAATTTCTGTATTGCATTATATTGTACCCCATCATCATCTTTATATACTGGTTTTAATATAGTATCTTTGATTTGTTTTTTTACGTTATCTGTTAGTTTTAAACCTTTGAATGGTTCAGAAGTATCTGTAATTTTTTTATTTAGATCAGAATATTGTTTTTGTTGTCTTTTTACACTTTCTTCTTTTTCTTTCTTACCTATATTCAAAAAATCATCATATTTACTTTTGAAATGCTCTTTATTTCCTTCTAAAGATTCTAAAGCATCTTCTATATCAGTACCTGCTTTTATAGACTTATCTACTTCTTTTGCAGCCCTTTCTTTAGAAAATCCTTTATTTATATAATCTTGATAAATAATTTGTTTTCTTATATTTTCTGATTCCTTTGTTTCTGATGATAGAACTTCTTCATTAAGACTATTTAAATATTGAATAGTCTGTTCATATTCTTGTATTTCTGAAGAGTCAACTCCTCCTTCCAAAGCATCTTTAATTTTTCTTTGTGATTCATCTAACCCTGCATTAATTTGTTTTTGTACTAAATCTGCAAAATCTTCTGCTGATTTTACTGTTTTAATATCCTCATCACTAAGGTTGGGGAAGATACCATCTTCTTTAAAAGCTTTGGCAGTGACTGAGTAGAAGTTTTCTTTGGGAGAAGTATCTTCACTACCTTTATCTCCTAAATTGTTATCTTCCCCTTGAGTATCCTCAGTTTCAGTACCTACTCCCTCTGCATCTTTAAATAGAGTGTCTCCATCTATAATCTGCTCAGCACTTTCTTTATCATTGTCTTTATTATCTACATCATTTTTTTCATCTGTTGTAGTTTCTAAATCTTCCATTGTAAACATATTATCTATGTTCAAATCTAAATCTTCCATTTTTTCTCCCAATTTTTAAAATGTAAAGATATGTAATATTAGTTAAATGTACAACATGTATTACTAATATTATATAAAATTACTTATATTCTACTCACTAAATTTTATTATTTTTTATCTAAACAAGAAGAACAATTATTACAAATCATTTGTTTTTTTATCTCTTTTAACTCTTCTTTTACACTAAGTATCTCATCATCTACTTTAATATGTCTTTCATCACAAAATCTATTATCATCTTTATTTTGTTGTTGAATTGCTGAAATTACTTGTGATAATTCTCTTATAACTTCAGAGTTTTTTCTTACAATATTAAATCCCCATCCTAGTACAATTCCTATAAATGTTACTCCTCCTGTTAAACATGCTGTTAATAATGTGTTGCTTATCATATTTGTTTATTTTTGTTTATTATCTAAGCAATAGTCCTCCTGTAAATCCTATTACAAGTGTTAACCACTTACTATTTTTTTCAAACCATGTTCTTTTATTTTTTAGAATTAAAGTTTTTATATTACTATTTGCCTCTTCAATAATAGAATCTTTTCTAGTTATACTATTTTGTAATAATGGTATAATTAATTTAGTTTCTTTGTATTGCTGATTTAAAGAATCTATTTGTTTACTTTGTAGTGTTATTAATCTAATTGCACTATCACGTAAAGAATCACATTCACTTGTTTTAATTGTATCATTATTATAATTATCTACTGCAACATAAAAAGTTTTTTTTTCTACTTTAATTTTATTATTTTGTAAACTTATAATACTATCTCTATTGTGTATTTTTTTACTATAAAAATTGACAGTATCCTTTAATTTTTTTGATAATAAACTATCATTCTTTTCTAACTTTTGCAGTTTAGAATCATCTATGGTAATATTACTATTTACAGAGTATTGATATAATTTACCAACTATAAACAATAAAATTATAGCTATAATAAAATACCCAACATCCTTAAATATTATTTTTTTCATTTTAATATTTTATATTATTTACATCATTTAATGTATATTTGTAAAAACCTAAAAACCATCCTGCCCAAAATCTTTTATATTTACTTGGATTTTTATATACTAAACAAGTTCTTTTGTAGATTATATTATAGTTTTGTAGTACTGCTATATCTACAATAGTTATTGGTACAGTGGTGTTGTAATTAACTTTACTATAATTATCATATATAATAGTATATGATTTTTTCCATAATTCAGTACGATTTTTATTATTTAATCCATAACTATAAACAGATTTAAGCCTTTTCATTTTGTCTAATTTTATGAAAGCTTTTTTATCTACATATAATTTATTATTAATAAGTACTTGGCTAAATAAAGAACTAGTAACTAAAAATAAAATTAAAATTGTTAATAACTTTTTCATGTTAAAGAGTTTATAGTAGTAATTAATGTATTATCTATAATACCATTTTCTTTAAGTCCTAAAGCATTTTGTAGTCTTTTTACTGCTCCACTTATTCCTGCATTTACAGCATCATTCATTACTAAGATAGCTATAGATTCTGGTAATTTATCCCCTTGTACTTTAGTCCAAAATTCATTATAATAAAAATTATTACATAATGTTTGTAATACAGAATCTTTACTAGGATTAATTTTACTGTCTTTACAAACCTTTAATCTGTCAAATATATTTTTATATTTAGTACCCCAATAATTTTGAGCTATTCCCCTAAATGTCCAACCTCCACTATCCCCTACAAGATTACATTCTCCACCCTCCCTTTGATATACAGTAATCATTACTGCATTAAATTTATCACTAAACATACATTATTATTTATTACGATTAATAAATCCACTAGCAACATTACTTATAGTTCCTCCACCTGCCAGTGCAGCAAAAGAATATATTAGTTCAGAATCTACTTGTTTACCTCTAAAATTTATAAATAAGCATATAAATAACCCTATAATAGATAATAGGGTTACTATAGTTTTCATATCAATAGAGGTATTAGTTTCATCTAGTAGATTTTTAATAAAATTAATTATTTTTTTCATATTTATCTAATTCTCCTGGCATTTATTATACCATAAACTCCCATATCAGTAATTAAACTTGATACTGTCACACTTACACTAAGATATACAGTAGTATTTACACTTACATTAATTTGTCTTGAAGGCAAAGAGGATGTTAATTGACTATCAGGAACTGCTATTAAAGGGGTACATGTAACTAAAGGATTATTACTATCAGGTACATTATCACTTGAAGTAAGTAAATCTGATAATATATATCCTGTATTAGAAGATGGATTTAAAACACCAATATTACCTAATACATTCCAATCTCCAGGAGTTAATACTAAACTAATAACATGAATTGGTATAGAAGTACTACCATTAAAAGTTATTTTATGTGCTGCAGTTATAGATGCTGTTAAATATTCTCCTACATTTCCAGCGGTTGCAACAGATGCATCAGTTACTCCTATTATTCCTTTAGAATCTGCAAATAATAAATTCTGATTTAATGTTACTTTGTTATCATATAAATTAAAATATTTAGTACCAAAAGTACTAAAATCGGTTCCTAAATTATCTTCAGAAGTTATAGGATAGGAGGAAATTAAAGCACTACCTGCTCCATCATATAATGTTGTATTACTTCCATTTCCCACTAATAATGGTATATTATTAATGCTATTTAGTGTAGTACTAGTATAATTATGAATTAACCCCATAGTTCCATGACTATCATACAAAGTAAATCCATCTGGATCACATGATAATACTGGTGTACTATTATAACCATAAAAAACTTGAGACCAGGTACTTCCAACATAAACAGAACCACCATCAGTTCTAGTAATTGTATCTGTAACTAATCCATTAGTAAATGTTTTTACACCATTTATAGTTTGTGTAGATATAAGATCTACAAAACTTTTAGTAGTACTGCCCGTACCTCCATTTGCTATAGATAAAGGAAGTATTAAATCTGTACCTCCATTTAAAGTTAACCATCCATTACTACTAAATGTTTTTAGTACTGGATTTCCTGTGGAAGTATCTTCCCAAACACAATCTGTTGAAGGTTCTAGTAAAGAAGTAATTATTTGTTTTTTTGCCATGGTTTTATCTTTTTAAATTAACGAATTCTTTTTGCGTGTACTCTCCCAGTTGCTGAAACTCCGGTAGTATATGCTGCAACAACTAAATAAACAGGTGTTGTTGCTGAAACTGTTATTTCCTTTGGAAGCGTAGTTCCTGAAAATCCATAAGCTGTGCTATTATCAGCCACAACTGCATCGCTTAAATCATTCACAATAGCACCGCTTGTAGTGCTAATGCTTATTCTCGCTGCACCTGCTGCCGTAGATGTTATATAACCAAGGCCTGTAACTTCCCAATCGCCTGCAGTTAAAGAAAGCGTTACAACATTTGATTGTGAACCGGAAGAAATAGACACTGTACTCGTGGTAGTTGCTTCTAGTGTTTGGCCTACATATCCACCTGAAGCACTACTACCGTCGGTAACACCTACAAGTCCATTTGTAGGTGATAAATACAAATTTCTCCATGTTAGCAAACTGGTTCCTAAATCTCTAGTGTTATTTAGAGTAGGTGAAAATGCCGCACTATTCCAGTTATAACGAGATGATCCTGCCGATTGAAGATACCCATTGGAGGATGCTGTATTTACATATAAATCAGTAGATGTCCCACTAGAAATTATATTTGAATATGTAGTAGCAGCAGTTAATGTAGGTGCACCAATAGTATAAGTATTAGTTGTTGAAAAAGTAATACTTTTAGTAGTTATAGTATTACCAAATGTAGTAGTACCATCTGCTAAAGTAGATATAGCAAATACTGCTCCAGTTGTACCTATTCTAGCTCCTATATTATAAGGTTGATATGCTAAACCATCAAAAGCTAAAGTTCTTGCACCATAAGTTGCAGATACATATTCTGCAATATAAGTTCCTACTCCTGAAGGTAAAGTACCACTATCTCCATAAAATATAGAACCCTTAGCAAAAGCTTTAGCTCCTAAAGTTGTTTGTGTAGTAGTTAAATCTAAAAAATTTTTAGTAGAAGATCCTGTACCACCATTTTCAACAAGTACTACACCAGTTACATTACTTGCAGTACCTGTAGTATTTTGATTCCATGTTGGAATTGTAGCATTTAATGATGTACTGTTTTGACGTGTTAAAGTTAATAATAAAGGAGTTAAAGCGGCACTAATTATACTAATTTGATAAGAAGTATTCCAATTTGTTGAATTATCAGTTAAATAAGCAATAGTTCCCGAAGTACTTGATACTATTCCAGTACCTGATAAAGTTGCTTGTGCCCCTAAAGATGCTCTAGCATTAGTTATATTAGTTGCTCCAGTACCTCCATTTAATACAGATAAAGGTAAAGTGAAAGAGTCTAATTTGGTTTTATCTGTTGCAGACATTAATCCTGGATTAGAATCAGTTGCTACAGATATTAAATCATTTCCAAAATTAATCCAAGTACCATTAGCCCATCCAAATATTACATTAGATTTAACTTCACCGTCACTACCAGTAAAACTAACTACATTATACAGATAACCATTTTTAAAATTAGTAGTATCTAATGCTAATAATGAAGTATAATTTGCAACACTCCCCATTAATTGAAAACTACTTATAGTATAGTTTTTAAGAAATGTTTGCAATGCTTCTGCCCCTACTGTTACTTTATTATTATAAACATCAGTTAAATTAAATGTATCTATTGTAGGGGCATTAAGAAAAAAATCTAGTAATGCTAGTAAAGTAGTTTTAGTATAAGCAGTTGTACCTGCCTCATCATATAAAATAGATACTAAATTTGAATAATTAAAATTATTTTGAATTATAGTATATGTAATACCATCATCAGTAATTCTAAATTCAGTATTACTTGGTGATAATATAAGAGACTTGTCACCTGTGTCAAAGATAAATGCTCCATTATCTGTTTGATAAAATCTTGTCATTTGTTTAATTATTTCTATTATTAATATTTTATTACGTAATAAACTGCAGCATAAGGTGGCATTATATCAAAGGCATTTGTATAATTATTAAAAGAAACTCCATCATATATTGAAGAACTTGTAAGCCCTTGATAATTATTACTAGCACCTGATATTTCAACTCTAGATTGATTTTTACGTTCATTTATATAAGCACCATACGTAAATACAGATGTATCAGCATCAGAACTTTCTATACCATCTAAATGTTGATGAGGAGGTATATTATGTATATTAAGTGTTTGAGTTGTTCTACCACCATAAGAAGTGCTATTATATAAATCACCTGCTCCAAATAAAGTTTTATTTATATAGTTAGGTAAAGAAAAAGTAGTACCATTATCTTCATCAGTGCCACCTCCAAAAGTAATACCTATAATAGCAAATAGTGCTGCATAAGTAGTTCTATCAAGACTTGCACCATTACATAATAAATAACCATTTGGTGGAGTTGGCATAGGATACATTTTTATAAAACCTACGTCAGAACTTTCAATTATAGTAATAACTTTAGTCTCTAATTCATTAATAGCGCCTACAACTTCTTTAGATGTAGTAGTTAAAGTAGAACATAATAATTTACTTTCAATAGTACTTTTAGTTTCATCTCCAGTATTAGTATTAGATGTATTATTTAATTTTAATTTATCCTCTTTATTTAATCTACCATCAATAAGAGTTGTTGCTAAAGGTATATAGTTAGAATCAATCATATGCCATCCATCAATATCATTATATTGATAAGTATAACCTGTATCTTTAACATTCACAGTCCAATATTGGACTGGGATAGGATAAGTTGTTGTTATATCAGCAAATGTAGCAACTTCTGATTTCCAAATAGCACCTTTTAATGCTGTAGTTACATTAGTCTGTAATGTAGATATATCTGAATCAATTCGTATAACATTAGAATCTAAATCACTGGCAACATCACTTATTGCTAATTGTAAAGTATGATCTCCATTAATTCTATTAGTAATTTCTGTTGCTAGATTTGTATTTAATATTGATATATCTGAATCAATTCTTACAACATCAGCATGTAATTCAGTATAATTATATGTTATATTTGTATTAATATCTATAATCTCATTATCAATATTTGTAAGGTGTGTGTTAATAATACTTATATCATTAAGAATAATATCAAATTCATCATTCCAAAAATCAACCCATATTCCTCTATCTTGATTATAAGCTCTAAGATAATATTGATCAGGATTTTCAATCTTTAACCATAAACTGTGTTTATCAATTTCTGGTAAAGATACTACTGTTTGAGGTCTTTCTCCTGTGATCATTTAGTACTTTTATTTAATTGTTGTTTTTTTAAAGCTACATTATCTGCATGTTTTTTCTCTTCAAAAGATAGTTTACTTGTATCTAAGGCTAATCTAGCTTCAAATTGCCTAACTTTTTCATCTAAATCTATTTCAGAACCTTCATCAGTAGATTTAGATTGTGCTGATAGTTCAGCAATTAAAACCTTTGTACTATTGTCTCTAATATTATGTTGTTCTAATAAATCTCTATCTTTTTCTTTTTGTTCTAATTGCATTTGCAATTGTTGTTGTTGACTATCTCTTTCTGATTGAGCTTCTTGTGCTTTTTGCTTTTGTATATTTTTTTCATCATCTTCAATAGTTCTTTGTATTTCAGCAATAGAAGATGTACTATAAATTTTCATAATAGTAGAAAAAGAAAGTAAACTATTCTGTAGTGCTGCTTGAGCTAATGAATCTAATTTACCTGACAATTCTTGCGTAGCAGGTGAATTATCTACAACAATACCATAATCACACTCTGAAAATTCATCCCCATCAATATCCATTATTTTAGAAGAATAGTCAGATAATATATATTGGAACTTTTTACTTCTCCCTTTTAAGGCTATTTT